TAATCAATAAAGTCGGCAGTTGTAATCGCAATCACATCAATCATGTCTTCGTATGAATCCATGTTGTTGAAGTTGCCAGAATCGTTGTCACCCATCGCTAACATTTGTGCGCCCGCTTGTTTGGAGTCGTCTGCATTTGTGTTGATTCCATCACCTGTGCAGTCGAATATGATACACCCCTCCAACGACCCTTTACCGGGAGCGGCGGAAGTGTTATTGTCGGTGTTTACACCATCTCCTCCAATATGACAAATAGTGCAGAAGGCGATATCAATGTCTGATTTGTTTGAAGTGCTGTCTAAGTGAAATCCGTGACCGTTGCATCGAGTTATCACACAGTTTCGGATATTAGCGGTAAGTGCTGTTACTTCAAGTCCAACTTGGTCACCACTACCTGAAAGTGCAACTTCATTCGGTCCTACAGGACCAATAATTCTACAGTGTGACAAGTGTACATGATTCGTTCCTTTGAAAACTTGGTCGTAGGTTGACTGTCCGGCATCATTGAACTCAAACACACAATGAGAGAAACCGCAATTTGTAGCAGTCATAACTATTGCACTTGTATTCCTTGCCTTTGCAAGAAATTCACAACCCACCCACATTTGTTGGTCAACATCGGCAGTAGAGGTTTCAATGATAGAAGTTTGTGAATATGAAGTGTTTGTGTTTTCAAATGACAAGCACTTGTAATATGTGTTTTCTTCCGTATCGAGCATTGGGGTGTTTGCACTACACACAAACTTAGGATAATTTGTGGTATCCAATCGAAGACCTGTTTCTTCAAACTTCGGACGAAGAACATTTCCGCTTGAGTCTGCACCAACCCATTGGTTTGGTTGTGTTGCTGATGGTGCAGAACCACTGAACGTCCCTTTAGTTTGAACATTGTATGTCCCTGTCAGGAAAACAAATCTCTTGTTCGCTCGGTCTAGAGCCAGAAAGTCAGGCGCCCAGTCATCACCACCACCGCCATCTTCGATAGCGGGTAGAGCGTTTGCGACAGAGGATCCATCTTCATCTCCAGCACCAGCGGGTGAAATGAATACATCAGTTAGTGCCATTCATCATCTCCTTGTATACTTCGCAAAGACTTGTGCGTTTGTAGCACCAGCCGCATTGTTGAAAATTTGAAGATACAGGAAGTTTCCTGAAGTAATTGATGCAGACGCCAGACCCGATTCAATGATGGTGCTTGTTCCTGATGTACCTGAAATTCCAAGAGTGCAACCTGTAATTGATGATTGCGTAGGAGAACCAAGAGTCGAACCGGATGCTACTACACCCGCACTAAACCCACCTGTATTATTCGTGATGATTTCAATGCCTGTCAGAGTTGCATCATAGGGTAACCTATGCAGTGAATTTGTTTTTGCACCAACCGAAATTGCACCCTTCGATGAGACTGTAAATGTAGCAACATTCGCATCAACCTCAGAAGATACTGTCACTGCACCAGTCGAACCATTTACGGATGATACGCCAATAATTGCACCAGTAGATCCATTGAATGTTGACACACCTGTAACTGCACCAGTAGATCCATTGAATGATGCTACCGTTTGACTTGTCGTAGCGATACCTGTAACTGCACCAGTTTGAAGATTTACAGACGCCACACCTGTAACCGCACCAGACAATCCATTGAATGTTGACACACCTGTAACTGCACCAGTCGATCCATTGAATGATGACACAGTTTGAGTCGTCAGGGCGACATCTGTAATCGCACCAGTTGAACCATTTACAGATGCTACGCCTGTAACTGCACCTGTTGATCCGTTGAAGGATGCCACACCTGTTACATCTCCGGTGGCACCATTGAAAGAAAGAACAGTATCTCCACCAACCGTGTAGAAGGCATTGATTCGTTCACCATTGGTAAATATTCGCGTATTACCTACAAGAACTTGAAATGGTAGACCGTGTGCAGATACTCCAGCAAGAGACGAACTGGGAATTGTATCAGTACTAAGTCTACCAATGATCTTCGCTCCACTATCTTGTCCTACGACATGAAGATGATCACCGGCTTTTGCTCCGAGGAAATAGTTACCTGCTCCTGAAGCACCTGCTTCTCCGCTAAAACCTGCGTAGAAAATATCAGTGTGTCCAGCCCCTATAGATCCGACGAATACACTGTTCCCAAGATAAGCATAGTTTTCATTTGTAACACCGGCGCTAGTTGAAGTCAATGGATACGCAACACCCGCTTCAAAATCAAGAGCAGACTGATAAGCGGCTGTTGTCTGAATTGTTCCATCTTGGAATACAATCCCTTGACTTCCTGTGAGCGTCATCGAAGATCCGGTGACCGCCCCAGATGCACTCAGTCCCGCTACCTGAAGGGTGTCACCTGTGAACGCGGTTGCGAATGAAACGGACCTAAACGCACCAGTAATACCTGTGGTTCCAAGGGCAGTGTCAAACACCATAAGTTGACCCTGCGTTGGTTGCATGTTGATGTCAACATCCTGAAGTTCAGAGAGGAAGATATCATCAACAGAAATCCGAATTACGTCTTTGTTCTCACCACTTGTATCAAGTCTAATATTTGAACCAGACATGAACGTGATAAGTTGAGCATCTTGAATAATTCCATTTGGACCCACAACCGTAGTCGTTGCTCCATTGATCGTAGTTTTAGTTGCATTATTGATTTCGGGATTTGCAGATGCAACTTTTGTTGTAGGAGTGATGTCTGCTTTTGATACTTTCGCAGACTCACTAATTCTCTGAACAGCATTTACCGCAGAGGTAGATGCTGAAAATAGACTTGATCTTATAGAAGAGAGTCTCGTAGGAACAATATTTGTTGTCGCGCCCGTCTTTGGACTCACGGATGCATTTACGAAAAATGTAGGATCCGCAGCGGCAGTACCACCACCTAAGAACTCATCTTTCTTTTTGATAGTAGCATCAAGATTTACAATCTGAAAGCGAATAGGAGTAGATAGTATTTGCGGAATATTACTGGGTGTTGCAGCCGTTTTGTTTTCGACAACACCATCATCTGTTAGATAAAGTTTGTATGGTCCGGGTTTGCTTACCGCATGATTCGCTTGGTCATTCGGCATGTAAAAGACTACATTGGGAAACTCGGCGAATGTATGCTCATGAACACCACCCTGTGTGTTTGCGTTTGCTTGATCCGCAAGTGCGCCTGATGTCCACAGAGGATAGTAGTAACCATACTCCCCCTTGTAAGGAGCATCATTTGTTGCAGTTCCTTGAACTGTAAACGGACCCGCTTGTTGAAGTGGCGGGGGATAGTTTCCGTGGAACATCGTAACATCCATGACGAGACCATTAGGCATGTAATACGCTTTGCCTCGAAGAACATGAACATGATATCCAACAGAAAATTCACCCTCCCTAACTTCAGTGGGTGTAGGACTAGCATTTACCGCATCTTCTTTTCTTATGTAAAGTGGGAAATACCCATCAATGTGGATAGGGCTTGCCTGCCTTTTTCTAGTTTTGTTAGTCCTCGGATTTCTAATTAGATTGATATTAGGATCCCTGTACACAGGGAATCTTACTGGTCTTTTTTGTGTTCGGGAACCCGCTCTAGGATTTTTATAAAATGTAGGTGCAACATCAAGTGATACACCGATACCATCCGGTCTGATGATCCTAGTGTTTCGGAAAATTTGACGAGCCACTGATCCTGCTGTGGAACCAGTAGGTCCAGTTATGCCTAATCTTTCTCTTAGAGGTGCGCCTGTTGTGTTTACACCCAGAGGATCGAGAACTCGTTGCTCATACACTTGATCGGGTGGAACAATAGGTGGAGAGGCTGCTGGGGGTGCAGGTGGTGTAGATGCGGGCGGTGTAGGTGTAGAACCACCCATCGCCCCACTTCTAGGCTGACCGCTTTGATTACCATGATAGGACATTAGTATCCTCCCCCGCTAGATGAAGAACCGCCCATCATGGAACCACCTGACGAACGAGATGAACTACCTGACGAACGAGATGAACCACCTGACGAAGTGTCGCCTTCATCGGGTAGAATCCCGTCCGCACCAGCGCCGAATGTGGGAAGCGGACTAGAGAGTGGCAAGACCGGGTATGATCCACCGCTTCCCTCACCGAGTAACCCCACAGCATCACACGTTCCACAACAATCACCGACCGGGCATTCGTTATTACAATCGTCAAACCCACAGTTTCCTAAAGAGTTGTCCGGGCAAGCAGGACCACAGATATACTTTTCTTTGTTGACTCCATCGACAAGCCCGCCAGGTCCGGGTCCGATCTCTGGATCACCACCCGGAGTGATAGTTGGTCCTGCCTGTGCATTAGGATTTTGCTGTCCGGTTTGTTCTCCGCCACTACCAATACCAGCGAAGGGTAGCGGATTACCACCACCACCACCAGGCGCGGGGATTGTTTGACATGTAGCAGAGCAACCACCTATACCGAACAATGGTTGGAAACATTGGATGGAATCTTGGTGAATAAGTGATGGTTTACACTCTTCACTTTCACCTTCGAGATCCTGATCGCAGGGAGTCATTTCCTCGTTTCTGCAATAAACCATACAGTCTTCGCGGTTACAATCGATCCCCCCATTGAAGTCACCCGCACACTGAGGAGCGATGCAGAGTTGGATATTGCATTCTGAAGTATCGATAGGGTCAAAGCACTCAAAAATACCACTGCAAGCGAGTGCTTTGAACTGCCCGCCGGCATAGTCACAGTCATCGGGGTCTGAACAAACCGAGTCTGGATCTCCACATTCGTATGGATTGTAAGAGGTCTCACCGTCTTGGCAGAACCTTGTGCAACCTTGAGGGTATATTCCACCGGATGCGTAACAGTCGCATTTACAACCCACACCCGATGAACCAGTAAGGTCATATGCTGCGCCCTCATCACAACTTTTCGCACAACCGTTTACACCATACTTGGTTCCTGACGCACAGGTTCCCTCGCAACAACAACCCTTTTCACACCAAGTGGGAGAACCCGACCCCGAGCAACAGCAAACCGATGACCAATCATCTGGATAATCTCCGAAGTTGACATAATCATCAAGGAACTTTGTACAATCAGTTATGAGTTTACACTCATTACCGCAGCAGAATTGATCAGCAAAACATTTTACCGCCCCATCGACGAGGACTTCTGTCCCTAAGCATACTTCGTTTCCGGTACATTCTTGTTTGTAAAATCCAATATCAACACCTACTTCACAGCAAGGACCGCCATCATAACATTGCTCTGTATCGCAGTCACAATCACCAACATCCTTGCAACCTCCTGGCCATACTCCCGGTTTAGGAGGACAGCACTCTTCGTTGAGATCTGGATCACAACACTCTGGACCGAACGGGCTTTCACCGCACGGTTTCAGATCATTATCACAACAAATACAAACTTCTTCCCCATCAACAGTTCCACATGACTCTATGTAGCCATCGGGGCAACCACACTTACATCCACCAACATACACATAATCGGGATATCTTTGTGCATCGTATTCGAGACAACTGTAACAGATAGAACTGGGACTACCCGGCGTAGTTGGACCTTTGGGTGGTTCAATACAGACATTAGGCTGTGGGTCACCAAACATGTCGTAACCACAGTCACAGCAGTCCCAATCCTTATCGCAACAGAACGCATCGCAATCCCCACCACAACATTGTTCTTGATCAAGATCACAACAATCATTCTCACCGCAGCAGAAGGGCTTTTCTTCGGTGCAACAATCGTCGCGTCCACATGTGCCGGTGCAACATGGTCCGCTACAACAACCACCTGCACCCGGACAACAATACTCATAATCAAAGCAACAATCATGCTGTGCGCCGTTACCGGAACCATCGTCAATATCACAACATTCGCCACCACAGCAAATGTCTGCGACGGATAAGGTTTCGATTGTGTTCCCATCCTCCGCGTAACCACAACCGGGGTGTATTCCGGGTCTGACTTGATCACATTCGTTACATTCTCCCTCGCCTTCAAATTCTTCACAGCAAAGTTCATTGATAGGCTTGGGTACACCATTGCAACATTGTTGCGTAAGTCGATTTAGACAAGTTCCATTGCAACAATCACCTTCAGGACAGCATGGACCATTACCACCACAACAGGTTTCATTATCATCACAGCAGAATCCATTACCGCAACATCTTTCTAGTGTGCAGCAGGAACCACCGCAACAAATTTCACCGGGAGCATCACAACAACTACCATCTTGACATTCAGGACAACCACCAGCATAAGGACATGGTTGGACACATTCACCATTGCAACAAACGAATAGACCGCTACCTGTCGGACAGCAGTTTCCACTACCGGCAGGACATTCTGTGCTACCCGAAGGACAGGGCGCACATGGAGGACACCCACCCCCGCCTGTTCCATCTGGGAATGGTGGACATGGTGTAGTGCATTGACCGTTACAACAAATTTGACCGGGGTTACAATCCTCATCAATTCCGCAGCCACCCTCTGGGAAACAGCGAACACCTAGACCTGTGCTTGGATCATAGCAAAGACTTCCATCACCATAATAATCACCACCAAAGAAAGCACATTGTTGTGCCGTCACTTGTGTGCAATATTCTCCAACACAGCAAGCACCTGTTGGATCGTCACCGGGACAGTTACAGTTTTGTCCGGGTTCACCGGGAGGACCAGCACACCCCGGCGCACCTTGTGGACCGGGAGGACCAGTTGCACCAGCAACAACAGTAACACCTTCTAGACCACAATCAAAAGTCCCGCCTGGATCTACAAATTCTTCGTAGTACTTCTTGGTCTCTTGTTCAATTTCCTCTGCGTTTAGATTACCATCTCTAATTTTCTTGAGCGGACCCTTGAGTGCATTCGATGCAAACAGGTTATCCAGCAATTGACTTACGAGAGGGTCATTCAAAGCCTCTGTTGTCAACTGAGTTCCGCCTGAGTACTTACGAACAACTCTGATTGCTTCGCAGTAATTCAACTCATCGTCAGCAATCAGACCACTTACACATTCAATCAAGCCGGGAATAAGTTGGTTGATCGCACAACCACACGCAGCAGGATTTGCTTTCAATCTAATCGCAAGACCACCAATACCAGATTGGGTATTGAACTCTGAACAAAGGGCATCGCCAGGTTCACACATGGTGTCCTTGCAGATTTTGTCCATACAAAAGTCGCCATTGATGAGGCTATTGAATACATGCGTGTATCTTTCTTTATCTTCACCAGTGAGAGTTTTCATCGCACGGGTGTACTGACCGGCAAGGGTCAGACGAGAAAGAAATTCATCAACACGATTTACTTCGGACCCCGAGATTCTATTGGTATGAATCTCTAGAAGTTCAACTTCAAATAGTAGTTCTTCTAGTTTGGATTTGACATCTAACGCACACTGGTAAGGAAAGTCGCCACATTGAAGACACCCATTTGCACTTTCAATACCTGACTCGATTACCTCAATGATTAGATCGAACTCGTCAATCTGTCTCTGGATACAACCTTTCGCTCTTTCAATCCTATTGATAAGAGGATTTTTCAATCCCTTACCCGTGACCAAAATATAAGCAGCCTCCCTTTGGAAGTTGCTAATTCCATCCTCGGGGATGGGCGTGTTTGTATCAAAAGGATTCACTAAAAGAGATCTCCGACTTCAGGAATTTTATCTGTTACGTTGCTAAACTTAGGTAATTCCGCAGGGGGAATCAGACTATTTATATTCGGAAGGGTGGGTGTATTATTCAACAAACTCTGTTGGGCATCTTGTGCCAAAGAATCCGCTTGCTTACATAGTTCCGCGAGGGGATTCTCGATGTTCAGTTGTTTGAGTACGTCATCTGCTGCGGCTGTAATAAGTTGCTCGGGGTCAATCTCTGTTGGAAGTCCAAGAGATTGTAGGATAAATTCAGGGTCAGCGAGAGAAGTTATGTCGGGTAGACCCGTAAACATGTCCTCGAATGAGGGTGGAGATATATCGAAACCTCCACCAGAAGCAAGTTCTTTCAATGACGATCCAAGTGCCTCTGCTGAATCAGGTAGACTTGCAATACCGTCAACACCCTTTAGGATATTCTTATCGCAAAGGGGATTTCTAGTAACGGAGGAAACAGCACTAGGAACTGAAACAGCCCCCGTAATATTCTTGATCTTGAAATCAGGAAGTTGCGGTTGTATTCTATCTGGAAATGGATCGTAACCTGATTTGAAAACCATGACTGCTCCTTAGAATGGGTTGATAATTTTCTTTGCGACGGCTGCGGCTGCACGGACAGGAATTAGTAGTGTGTCGATTGCATCGCTAACAATTGATGGAGGCAGAGAACTACCACCACCCCCACCTCCGCCACCTGCATAACCGGGATGGTTGAGGTGAATATCTGGTCCTGCATTCATGATAGTGTTCGCGCCTGATTGGGTTCTAAGTTGACCGTCCACGCGAAGGTTATAGTCTCCGGTTACATAGTGTTCAAAGTTTCCGTTGACATGCACATTCATGTTTCCATCTTCAATCTGAAGGTTTGCATCGCCCTTACCAACCTTGGCATTTAGATTTCCCTCTGTTACTTCAACATTCAAATTACCTGATTTTGCAACATGAATATCAAAGTGATTGCCTTCTTCATCGGCATTTACTTTTATCTTGTAACCCTTGTCAATATTCTTGCACGCATAACCATCAATATGAATTTGATCATTACGCATGATAATCGTATAGTTACTTCTTACGATCTTTTCAACCTTGTCGCCGTTTGGATGAAACTCTTCAAAGGTGCCTGTCCTATGATATCTGTGGATTCTCTCTTTTTGGGGAGTGTCGTCTACTTCAAAAATATGACCAGACTCACTTTCATATACATGGTTGTGTGGATACTGAGCATCATACGGAGTTAGTGGCTCTGTCCACGCACCCTCCCGGTTTGCTTCGGTGCTTGTATTGCTACCGATTCCTGCTTTTTTACCTGTACCAGTAAAGTCGGCGGTCTTTACTTTTTTGTCTTGGTTATCCTTCTTGAGTTGAACCACAGTTTGGTCAATCTGCTCATTGCGTGCAAGTCTATTGGTATCTTGTTCTTCAATGTATGCCGTCTGTGGATAACGTCTGCCCTGTGGTTCATTGATAAGAATCGCCCCGTTACCATCTGTTGGGTAATCCGCAGTATGAAATCCATTACCCTTCAGAGGTCCAGATCTCGGATCTGTTTTTAGAGCGTCTTGATCTCTTGGGTCAGTGAAACCATTTTCGGGATCAGTTTCTTCTTGTGGGATACCACCAACCGAACCCATGATCATAGGCTCTTGTTGATTGGGTCCATCGCGGAAAAATCCAACGACCCATCCACCGGGAACGAGACCAGTGGGGGAGTGTCCCTTTCCGCTGCGTGCCGCACTTGTAATTGGTTGGATGGGCATCGCCCAAGGTAAATCCTCTGTGGGGATATCAACCTTTTTTGCACTGTGTGATCCTAGAACACGAACTTTACATCTGCCCAGAAACAGGGGATCGTTGACATCTTCAACAACTCCCATGAACCAGCAGAATTCTTCACTACCTACAAATTGCCTCTTCACTTAGAACCCCAATGATTTTAGTTTACTGATTGTTTTTCTTGCAGACGTATGGTGAATACCGATACCGCCTGCTTGTTCCCATTCTTTGATGTTCTTAGGATGATCATCAATAAGAATACCACGTTCGCCGTTCTTCACAGCATAGTCTCGCTTTTCGTGCCTCCGAACCATAAACATTTTGCCTCTGGGGACGTTTGTGTTCTTTGACAACCAAGTTCTTTTGTCTTGCGGACTCTTCGGAACCCAAGATGCGTATGCGGACAGAATTGTTGGATTGTATTTGCTAATGAAATTATACAGAGTCTTTCCATCTGACATCCATTCTAGATCCCTATAAATGTTGGGTGCTTTGTCTGCAACTTCAGCCTTCTTATCTCTACCTGCTTTGGTAAAGAACTTAGAGTCTCTAAAGTCATGACCCAAAACATCAGAGGTAGCCTTGATGAAGTCGCACAAAACTCCGTCCATGTCACAGTAGATTTCCGGTAGTTTGGTTTCCTCTTGCAGTTTGGCAACAAGGTCTTGTCCCGAACCAAAGATTTCTTTCGTCTTCTTTGTCTTGGGAACATTACCCTTGATCCACGAAAGAACCTCGCTATTGAAAGAGGTCATGTCTCTCATCTTCTTTCCTGCATCTTTGATCTTGAGATACTTGAAGTCCTTGACTACCATGCGACCATCACGACCATCGAGAGGTTTACCTGTCCTTGGATCAGTGTAGAATACAGTGTGCTTTGCACCACCAAGAATAACGTAGATGCCCCCGTTCACTCCGTTCGGAACCTTTCCCGATAGAAGTTCATACATGGTTCTCGCTGCACCCTCATGAGTCTT